TTACACTTTCGTAATCTCCTCTACTATATAAGTCTCTTTCACTTTCCTGCAAGTACATACAAAGTATTCGGGATGTTGCAACGCTCCTTGTAAAGTATCCGGAAGAATTATCTCTTTCGTACGCCGGTCTACCGCAACCATTGCATACAAGATTCCTTCACTTTCGCATTTCTCGATTAGTGCACTTTTCAACTCTTCTACAGCATATTCCATTTGTGTGATATTTTGTCGCTGCAAAGTTATGGAAAATATGTATATTTTGTGCAATATTATTCTTGTAATATATAAAAATAGCTCCCTTGTTCGTCCGCCGACGAGGGAGCTATCAACACAAAAACTAAACTAGACACATTTTTGGAAATCTAGTTGTATATTCTGTATATCAATTATATAGTCCTGCTTTTTTTTATGGTTCGACCATAATTCGACCATTTGATGTTTTATGTACTATCAAGATTTCTATATTTCATATTTTATATTACTTTAAATATTATATTTGCGCATTGTCAAACTAAAATAGTGCGTTTATGAAAATGTTTTTTAGAAGCATCCAAAAATGGATGAGAGTGCGTAAAGTTCGTAGAGAACTTAAAAAAGATCAAGCTTTAAGAGAACGCTGCATTGGTTATGTCACAAAAGTGAATGGAACCAGTTCTTTTATTCATGTGGCTGATTATACATATAAATATATCAAAGAAGGAAAATTGCCTTAATAATTTTAAACTTCCTTGTTTGGTAAAAGCATGGGTAAGGAGAACTTTATTCTGCTTACAGATTCATTTTGTGCATCTTCATTAGAAGATACACCTACTCCTATAATGCTTGCAAACACACCAACTTTTGTATTGTTTCCTTTATTGTCAGATGTTGTCAATGACAGATTAAATTCAATATTTGTGATATAACAATGTTTTGACGCTATCTCTATGTAATTTGAATCCTGTTTCCCTATATCACCAATAGGATTAATGGTTAGTGGATATTTTGATGTTCCGCCATTTAACTCTGTTACTGCATCTGCTATTTGAGTAACTGTGTCTTTTATAAATTCTTTTAGTTCCATATGTGATACGTGCTAATATCTAACTAGTTGTTGCTATTACTTTCTTCTCCTGCCATTTTTTTAAGAAGGCGAATCATTTCCTCCTGATTAGACACCATCTTATTTATCTTGTAGTACCAACAGAGTAGTTCCCTGCAAACGATAAAGATTATAGCACAGATAAGTAATACCATAAGTACTGAACCGAAACCATCGGACGATGAAGGTGCAGGAGCTTGTGCAAATAACGCTATGGGGGGTAATGCAAATGAAACTAATGTGATTTTCTTCATGATGAATCGAATTTTTTCTTTCTTTATTAGTAATACTTTTTATAAACTTAATATATAATCTATTATGGTATTCGAATTGTTATCCGATTTGCAGACATTTGGTATGTTTGTATCCTGTATTTTAAGTAATTTATTTATGCCTATAATCCTTTATGAGGCTTGGAAATCTAATAAATGCCATAGACCTTTTAGATTTACAGGAATAAATTACTTTGTATATCCTGCATTTTTGATGTCTGTCTCATCAGTACTCATAACATTTATATTTTTAATTATTCCCACATTAATAAAAAGAATTTTTTATTGAATTTTTACACGTGTAGCTTTAAGGACTTCTGATAGCATATATTTTGTATCTTCAGCGTATTTTGTATATGCTATAATATATATTCCGTTTCTTTTTACGGCTATATCGTGCTTTTCTTTTTCTGTTATATGTACATCTTGCAGAATACTTGATAATTGGTTAATCAATTTGATTGATTCTTCTGTAATCTCCTTATACTTATTATATAACTCTTCTTCTAAAAATATACGTAGAATAGAATCAGCTTGTTTTATCCTATTTAAATTTCGTGTAGTTATGTTATCTAATTCTGTTTCCTGTATTTCTCCCTTAAAAACATCAAAGGGTAAATTGTTCATTGCTTTTTTATACTCTTCATAAGTGCTTATATAATCTTGAATACTATTGATTGTTTTACTATAATACAATGTGTATCTAATTTCTTCTTTTTTCAGGCGTAGTTTATAGAGTTCACGAATAAAGAAAAAGACTATACCAGTTAATATTATAATTCTATCCCAGTATTGATCCAAAAATGTTCCGATATAAAAGCCTGAACATTTCATGTGATAAATTACTATACAAATAGTAATAATGCTTATTAATAGAGCTGATATGCTATATATAAAGTTTTTTGTATCCTTTGTCATACTTAATTTTTCTTGTTTGGAGTCTAATAGATTTTACTATAAAATTGATGCGCATAGTTCCATATTAGCCTATATTTCGTTCATTTTTCAACATTGCCAGCTCTCCTTTTAACTTTTGATTCTCTTCCAAAAGACGTTGAGTGAGCATCGTCTTTTCATTAATCTCATCTTGTAGATTGGCTATGGTATATACTATACTTTTCAATTTGTCCATTCCTGGTTCTGTTTCTTCTTTTTGAAGAAGCATGGAGCCTTTTCCTCTTAACAGCCATTCAGCAGATATTTCTTGGTAGTTATCCAATATTGCATTAATAGTTGAGGCACTAACCTCACTTACCCCTCCTAATTGTCTACTCAATGTGTTTTGTTTAATACCACATTTGAGGGCAAATGCCCTATCAGATAGCCCCGAATAGGCTATAACTTCTTTAATTCTATCAATCATAAAATTTACTATAAAGTTAATATATCCAAATATGGATAATAAAATAAGCTTTCGGATTTGAAATTATCCATATTTGGATTACATTTGCATCATAAATCAATCAATCATACAAACATACAAAAATTGATTGATAAAACAAATGTGAAACTCTATAAATGTGACAGACATGAAACGATTTGATTTATCCGAAATAATGAGAAATGCTCATAGAACCTATAAGTATTCAGGCAAGAAGCAGGGAAAAACTTTTGGAGAGGTTCTGAAAGCTACCTGGAGACTTGCTAAACTTCAAGAAAATTTCTCACAGGAAGCCATGAAAGCAAGAACGGATAAATTCTTATCAGAAAGAAACGAGGTAATGAGCAAAGCGGCTAAAGCTACAAGACATGAGGGATACAATAACCTCAGTATTCCCGCTTCCGCTTACTACAACTCAAATAGTACTCATTACGGTGCACATTATGTAGGAGATTAATTAATTTATACAATAATCATGGAAGAACAAAAGAAATCACGTGAGCAAGAACTTGAAGAACAAGTAGAGAAATTGCAAAAAGAGAATGAACAGCTTAGTAAGGATAAGGCTATGTATGAAAATTGGTGGAGAATAGCGGATAAAAAGAATGTAGAATTAGCAGAATCCGTTAAGGCTATCATTACCATCGCTAACATGATAACTAAGCAATTTGAAGTTAAATTTTAACCCTCACTAAAGTCAAACCAAACCGTCGGTTATCCGGCACCCAGTCCGGTCTTTGAGCCTGCCCTTGAAGGGAGACTGGGAACAACAGAGAAGAGTTCTTTGACATATTGGTAAAATAGTGTTTTGGAAGCCGACACGTGCCGAAAGGGATTACTGACGTAGGCGGGCTTCTCAACGATATAATGCTGTGGTTAATGGTCAAGCCGTATCGTTGTAAAACTAAATCAGTTAGACGTTTGTCGGCAAATCGAGGTATTTGCTTTATGTATATAAAGGTGATGTAGCTCAGGCAGGTTAGAGCGTATGTTTTTACATGAGGTCGGCGGTTCGAATCCGCCCATCACTTCAATGTTTAATTAAAGAATATAGAGTTATGACAAGGTTTTTCCAGTTTGTAATAGTTGGAATAATATTAGGAGCAGTGCTTATGTTGCTCGCTTCTATTGTTTCTTCGTGTTACTTTTTTATTACAACATTTACGTTGAGTGATTTTGAAGAAAGAACAGCTTCATTTGTTCTCGGTGCGGTAAGTGCTCTATTTACATACGGAATGTTCCGGATATTAATGAATGCCTTACAAGCATTTTCAGATAAGTTGGATGCAATAAAGAAGAGATATGAAAGCAATAATTGAAATTAAAGATGTCGCCTTTCGAGGGATAGGCGACATCAATAGGGGAAGAGGTAAACCTATCAGGGATTGCGTGAAAGTATTTGAAAGCTACAAGGTGATAACTTTCTTTGGCATTCCCATTAAGCGAATTACCCATAGATTGAATGATTGGGATCCTGAAGAATCGACTTCAAACTCTCATAAGCAAGAGTGATTGTTAATGGCGGTGTTCCATCAATGAAATGTAGGATACACTGTTTTCTATGGTCCTCAATTTTAATAACACATCCTAGATTGATAAGGATGCGTTTACCGTTTTCGGTAATCTCAATAAATTTGTTCATTTTCTTATTTTTTAAGTTGGTTCTACAAAAATAAGAAAATCCCCCGTTCCTTTTTTATTAGCGAATAGTCTTGGAACGGGGGAAAATTATTAATCAATTAATATTAAGCGTATTATTATGAAGAATTACATAACTCTAATTGTGATGTTCATCATCGGTCTATTTGTTGGAAATAGAATATTTAATCATGTAAATGCGTGGATAGGTGTGGGTGTAATCTTGTTCACGATATTTTTTGTCACATATAAATTAATAAAAACACTGAAAAATGAGAAGAAACATTGATTGTCTGTTTTTGGCATTGATTGCCATTATTTTATTTGCATCGTGTAAAAGAGTTGCTCCTAATTATGCCGGTGTGCTCATGGAGAATTACGGTAAACAGGGGAAAGATGATTTTAAGGTAGTTTCGGGCAAAGTATCTACATGGGAATGGGGTACGGAGCTATTTCAAGTTCCTTTGTTTGACCAACGTGGAGAATTTGCAGAGCCAGTTACATTAAAGGCTGCTGACAATACGGAGTTTACAGCACGTCCGACTTATTCCTATAAGGTGATGAAAAATAGGGCTATTGATATTGTATTTGACAACAAGCATATTGATAAAGCCGATACTCCATCAGGAAAGGATGGCTTTATGCAATCGTTGGAAGATAATATCTTGGAACCTCGTATTTATGACCTTATTAAGGAGGAAAGCCGGAAACATAAGACTGATAGCCTGATGGCGGATGGTGGTTCGTTAGTTTTTGAAAAGAGACTGGAGCAAATAGTAGATAAAGAGTTTGATAAACGAGGATTACAATTACTTACTTTTTCTGCACAGTTGGAGTTTTCAAGAGCTGTTCGTGATAAGATTGATAGTCGCAATGAAGTAAATACCAATATATCTGTTCTCGATCAGAAAATTGAAGAGCAGAAGAAACAAAATGAATTGGAACGATTGAAAACGGAACAGGCTCTTATTACATCGAAAGGGTTGACTAAAGAAATCCTGTATAAGCAGTTTATTGATAAATGGGATGGAAAAACACCGCTCTATGGTATTGCTCCTGATTTTCTGAAAATAACTCAATAATGAAATTACCCAAGTTTATCCGTAAATACTTAATCCGAATGATTAAGATGCGAGTTGTTAAGAAAATGCAACCCGATGGAGATTACCAAAAAGCAGTCTCTTTTGTAATTAACGCACCTTTGAAAGAGTGGCGCATCCGATTGTGGTGTGTCACTCATTTCAAAGATGAATGTGGGTCAGGCGATGAGTCTGATTGGGAACGGTTATTGGACTATCTTACTCATTGAGTAGCCCCATTAATTAATCAACATATTTATGATTCAAGTAACAATTAAAAACGATAGGAATGAGAATTTGGAAGATGCCACATTCTCATTAAGTGTAGAGAATATGCCGATAAAATCAGCTAAAGTAGTAGCCGAAAAGCTTCCTGCTATGATACAGAAAGCTTTTCGGGATTATGCAGATTGTAAAGTCGGGTTTAATCGAGATAAAAAGAGAGATGATAAATAAATTTCTTCACTTAATTTTTGATTGTACACCCCAAAGTTAAGTAAATCCTCCGAATAAAGCGTGATGCTACCGATCGAATTGGTTCGGGGGAGCTTTTATTTTAAAATTAATCAGTATGGAAAAAGAAATAGAAAGACGCAGTATAATCAATGTTTTGCGAAACATGGACGTTGGTGCAATAGAAGTATTTCCTATCATTCAAAAAACGTCTGTTACTTACACTTTAAATGCTCGGCTTTATAAAGAAAAAGCTGAAGGAATGGTTTGGAAAACAAAGTCAGACGTAAAAAATATGCAGTTTATAGTAACTAGAATTGCGTAACTACCTTGTTTGTTGAGATGATTAGAGGTGAAATGGCTGAAATATTGCTAGATAATATTCTCCGTCTGTTTTCTACAGAGACATTTGGAAAAGATAAGTCTGCGTATTATGTAGGTGGGGAAAAGAAATTGATGAATCTTATAGAAGCGGGTAAGATTGAAAGTGATAAGCCCACTAATGTTCAAAATGGCAAATGGCATTGTAATGCTGCTCAAGTATTACTGCATTGCCGATGTGCGAGAAGGAAAGTCAAATCTAAAAAGCGGAAGAGATGAAAAAAATAAAATTCATTCATAACATTTTTACAGTAGTTGCCATATTGGTAGCTATGTATATAGGTGGGGGAATCGAAGCTACGCGAAGTGATATCGCCTGGTCATATCTCATATTCATTATAACTGTTGTACTATTGGCTGTGAGATTCGAATATGAGGAAAGGGGAAGAATATAA